TGGCGGTCGCGATCTGTACGGGTTCCCCACGACTGGACGGCGCCCGACACGGGCGACGTCGCACCCATCCCGACACGGGAGCAACCATGCCTGGACCGGCACCGAAGCCTGCCGACGAGCGAGCTCGTCGCAACAAGACTCCGATCGCGATGCGCCTGCCGAGTTCGGGCCGTCCCGGTCGCGCGCCGGCGTGGCCTGTGGGCTACAGCCCGACCGCGAAGGCGAAGGCGATCTGGTCCGACCTGTGGAAGACCCCGCAGGCCGCGGCGTGGGAGCGACTGGGCTGGACCCGAGTGGTGGCCCGGTACGTCGAGATGCTCGTCGCTGCTGAGCGCGACCTCGACGAGATCGAGGACCCGAAGGTGTACGCGGCGATGCTCGCGGCGCAGACCCGGCTCGCTCCTGAACTGCGCCAGCTCGAGGACCGCCTGGGTCTGAACCCGTTGGCGATGCGCCGCCTCGAGTGGGTGATCGACCCCGACGAGGTCGCGCAGAAGCGCACCAGGAAGACCGCAGCGGCGAAGGCGACGGGCGCGCGCTCGAGGTACTCGGGCCTGCGCGCCGTGGGCGGATCCGATGCCCCGGCGGCGACCTGACCCAGAGGCCGGCCTGCCGACGCTCGGGTGGTACGTGCTCGACTGGATGGCGGAGTACCTGGTCGTCCCGGACGGGCCCGGCGCGGGTGAGCCACTGATCCTTACCCCGGACCAGGCGCAGTTCGTCCTCAACTTCTACGCGGTGGACCCGGTGACGGGGAAGCGGCGTGTCCGTCGTGCGGTGTTCTCCCGGCCGAAGGGCTCGGGGAAGTCGCCGCTGCTCGGTGGGTTGTGCATCGTCGAGGCGCTGGCCGACGTCGTCCCGGATGGGTTCGACGCGGACGGCAACCCGGTGGGCCGGCCGTGGACGTCGCTGGGCTTCAGGGCCGAGGTGCAGATCGCCGCGGTCTCTGAGGACCAGACGGCGAACACCTGGGAGCCCGTCCTCGACATGTGTCGGAACGGGCCGGTGCTCGACGCCTACGACATCGAGCCGATGGAGACGTTCGTCAACGTCCCGCGCGGGCGGATCGAGTTCGTCACGAGCTCGCCGAACTCCCGTGAGGGTGGCCGGCCCATCTTCGGGGTGCTCGACCAGACGGAGTCGTGGTCGGCGTCGAACGGCGGAGTGAAGCTCGCCGCCGCGATCCGCCGCAACCTGACGAAGACCGGTGGCTCCTCGGTGGAGACGCCGAACAGCTTCCGCCCGGGGTTCAACTCGGTGGCGGAGAAGTCCTACGAGGCGTGGTGCGCGCAGCAGGAAGGCAAGCTGAAGGCGCGCGACGGTGGGATCCTGTTCGACCATCGCGAGGCGCCGGCGGACACGGACCCAACGGACCGGGACTCGCTGCTCGCGGGCCTGGCCTTCGCCTACGGGTGCTCGGCCGACACGAAGTGCCGGCTGCCTGGGCACAACCACCCGCCCGGGTGGGTCGACCTCGACCGTGTGGTCGAGGACTACTGGGACCCGTCGACGGACCCGGCCGACGCCCGGATGTACTTCCTCAACCAGATCACCTCGGCGTCCGATGCCTGGGTGACGCAGCCCGAATGGGCCGCTCGAGCGGACACGACGAAGGTCGTGGAGCCGCGTGACGCGATCACGCTCGGGTTCGACGGATCACGCAAGCGAGCCCGCGGAGTCGCCGACGCGACTGCGCTGGTGGCCTGCCGGGTCTCGGACGGCCACACCTGGCTGATCGAGGCGTGGGAGCAGCCGGACGGCCCCGATGGGGACGACTGGGAGGTCCCGACGACCGCGGTGGACGCGACCGTGCGCTCGACGATGGCGAAGCACAACGTCGTCGGGTTCTACGCGGACCCCGCGAAGTGGGAGTCGTTCATCGCTGCGTGGGAGGCGGCCTTCGGCTCGAAGCTGAAGGTGAAGTCGACCCGTGAGCACCCGATCGAGTGGTGGATGACCGGTGGCCGGTCGAACCTGATCGTCCGCGCGCTCGAGTCGTTCCACACCGCAGTCGTCGGCGGCGAGATGACCCACGACGGTGGCTCGACGCTGACCCGGCACATGCTCAACGCCCGCCGGCGCTCGACGCACTCGGGCATCCAGATCGCCAAGGAGCACCCCGACTCCGCGCGCAAGATCGACGCCGCGGTGGCCGCGGTGCTGGCGTGGGAAGCCCGCCTCGACGCCATCGGCAAGGGCGTGTCGTCCACGAAGCAGTCCGTGAAGTTCCGCCGCTACTGAGACCGGGAGGTCACGCATGGCCGACCTCGTCCAGGGAACCCCGCAGTGGTGGCTCGAGCGCCTGGTGACCCGCCTCGAGTCCCGCCGCGCTCGTTACGACCGGCTCGAGAAGTACGAGTCGGGCGACCACACCCTCCCCGAGGGTGACGAGCGTGCCCGGGACCTGTTCAAGGCCTTCCAGAAGAAGGCGCGGACGAACTACTGCGGCCTGGTCATCGCGTCCGTCTCGGAGCGGCTCCACGTCACCGGCTTCCGCACCGGTGGGGAGTCGAGCAACGACGTCGACCGTGAGGCGTGGCGGATCTGGCAGGCGAACCACCTCGACGCCGACAGTGAGCTCGTCCACGACGACGCGCTGACCCTGTCGGACACCTACGTCATCGTGGGCCCGAACCCAGCCGACCCGCCGACGCCGATCATCACGGCGGAGTCCCCGTTCTCCGTGGTCGCCGAGCCGGACCCGATGAACCGCAGGGTCATGGCCGCCGCGCTCAAGACGTGGACGGACGACGCCACGAAGGTCGACCGGGCGGTCCTGTACCTGCCCGCGACGATCCACTACTACGAGCGCCAGAACCGCACGTCACCGTGGCGCACGGTCACCCCGTCGTGGACCGAATCGGATGAGGTCACCGCGGTCGCGAACACCCTCGGCGAGGTCCCTGTCGTCCGGTTCGTGAACCGCCCGCGCACGAAGCAGGGCGGCGAGGGCCGCGGCGAGTTCGAGGACGCCATCGACGTCCAGGACCGCATCAACAACGTCGTTCTCGACCGGCTCATCATCGCGAAGATGCAGGCGTACCGGCAGCGGTACATGACCGGCGTCCCCACCGAGGACGAGCACGGCAATCCGATCGACCTGCCGTTCGTCCCCGGCGTCGACATGCTCTGGCACCTCGAGGACCCTGACGGCGTCGCGAAGTTCGGCGAGTTCCAGCAGGTCGACCTCACTCCGGTGCTCAAGGCCGCAGCGGAGGACGTGAAGGCGTTCACGACCATCACGGGCCTGCCGCCGCACTACGTGGCCGGTGACCTGGTGAACGCCTCCGCGGACGCGCTCGCTGCAGCTGAGGCCCGCCACGTCGCCCGCTGCGACAAGCGCAAGCGCGCGTTCAGCGAGTCGTGGGAGCAGGTCATGGCGCTGGCGTTCCGCTGGCGCGGTGAGGACCTCCCGGCCGACACGGAGATCCTGTGGGCCGACTCGGAGCGCAAGACCGACGCGCAGCTCGCGGACGCCGCGGTGAAGAAGAAGGACGCCGGCGTGCCGTGGCGGCAGCGCATGGAGGACCTCGGGTACTCCCCGCAGACGATCGACCGCATGGAGTCCCAGCGGATGCAGGATGCCCTCACCGAGGCGCTGATGGCTCCGGCCCCAGCTGCCCCGGTCGCCCCTGATGTGACGCCTGCGGCGGCCCCTGGTGGCCGCTGACGCCTACGAGGCGCAGCTGGCCGCGAACCGGTCGGCGATCCGGGCCACTCGCGCCCGACTGGTCGCCTACGTGACCGGGATGTGGTTCGGCCTCGGGTCGTGGATGGTCGGCGACGTCGAGCGGTTCGTGGCGATCATCCTGCCCGCCGTGCTCGCCGCTCAGCGGACCACGGCGATCCTGACCGACCAGCAGATCGCGCTCGTCGTCGCGGCGAGGCTCGGAACCGTGCCCCGACCGCTGGGGATCTCGCTCGAGCCTCTCGTGGGCGCGAACGTCCGCAACGGTGTCGAACCGGATGCGGTCTACCGCCGCGGTGGCGCGCAGGTGTGGGACGCCCTCGCGAAGGGTGAGCCGCTCCCGGTCGCCGTGGAGCGCGGGGCGATGCGGATCGTGCAGAACCTCGGCACGGACCTGCAGCTGGCGAAGACCCACGCCGCCCGCGAGGTGGTGCGCTCGACGCCGGGCACGTTCGGCTTCAAGCGGGTCCTCGTCGGGGACAAGTCGTGCGGGCTGTGCGCGCTGGCGGCGACGCAGCGGTACAACCGCGAGGACCTGCTCCCGATCCATCCGGCGTGCGACTGCGACGTCGAACCGCTGCTCGAGGCGACCGGCCAGATCATCGACGAGGCCGCGCTCGGTCGGATCCACGACCTCGCCGCCGAGTTCTTCAGCCAGTCCGACACCCGCGGCGCGTCGATGGGAAGCCACACCAACGACAAGCGCCAGTTCGACTTCCGCGACTTCGTGATCGTTCACGAGCACGGCGAGTACGGCCCCGTCCTGGCCCGCAAGGGCCAGCAGTTCGAGGGCCCCGCCACCTGATCCTCCGACCCGCCAGGGGTCGGCCATCCCGACACGGGAGACACCATGTCCGACGACACCACCACCGAGGACGCCGGCACGGAGTCCACGGAGCCCGAAGCCCCCGCAACCACGACCGACTCGGCGCCCGATGTGGCCGCTGAGGCTGCGAAGTGGAAGGCCCTCGCGCGCAAGCACGAGGCCACCGCGAAGGCGAACAAGACGGCAGCCGACGAGCTGGCCGCCCTCAAGGCTGCCAACCAGACGGACACCGAGAAGGCCGTCACCGAAGCCGAGCAGCGCGGTCGATCCGCTGCAACGGCTGACTTCGGTCAGCGGCTCGCTGCCGCTGAGATCAAGGCCGCGCTCACCGGGGTCGTCCCGGACCCCGCGGCCATCGTCGAGGACCTCAACCTCGTCAAGTACGTCACCGACACGGGAGACGTCGACCAGGACGCCGTCACGGCGCTCCGCGTGAAGTACGCCGCGTTCGCCGCGACGAAGCCGACCAGCCCGGACCTCAAGCAGGGCCAGCAGGGCGGCGATGGCGCCAAGCCAAGCCAACTCTCCCAGGCCGACCTTGAGCGGATGACGACGGATCAGATCGTCGCCGCCAAGAAGGAGGGTCGTTTCAACGACCTTCTCGGCATCAAGAACTAGCGCCCCAGGAGGGCACTTCTCATGGCCATCTCGAACTTCCAGCCGACCCTCTGGTCGGCCACCCTGCTCGACACGCTCAAGAACACCCTGGTGTTCGCCGCCCCCGGCGTCGCGAACCGCGACTACGAGGGTGAGATCCGCGAGGCCGGCACGTCGGTGAAGATCACCGACATCGCCAACCCCACGATCGGCACCTTCACCAAGGACACCGACCTCACCATCCAGGTGCTCACGGACGCCACGCGCTCGCTGACCATCGACCAGCAGAAGTACTTCGCGTTCGAGGTCGACGACCTCGACGCCGCGCAGTCGAAGAACGGTGGTGCGATCCTCGACCAGGCCGCCGTTCAGGCCGCCTACGGCCTGAAGAACGTCGCCGACGGCGTCGTCGCCACGGAGCTGAAGACGAACGCCCTCGCGGGCAACAAGCTGGGCGCGAAGGCGGTCTCCACCGCTGACCTGGCGTTCCAGCTGATCGTGGACATCCGCACCAAGATGGTGAAGAACAACGTCCCCGACGACGGCAACCGCTGGCTCATCGTGCACCCCGAGATGTACGCGAAGCTGCTCACCGACAACCGCTTCATCTCGGCGGCTCAGGCGGGCACCAGCGCGGGCCTGCGCAACGGCTACGTCGGCAACGTGCTCGGCTTCAAGGTCTACGAGTCGAACAACTGCGCCGCCGGCGCGAGCACGGGAACGATGGTCACCGGTGGCCACCCGATCGGCATCTCCTACGCCGACCAGATCGTCCAGGTCGAGGCCGCGCGCATGGAGAAGCGCTTCGCGGATCTCCTCAAGGGCCTGCACGTCTACGGCACCAAGGTGATCCGCCCCGAGGTCATCGTGACCGCGGACGTCACGGTCTCCTGACCCAGCCCGACCCTGTGACCGGGGCGTCCGCCGAGGGCGCCCCGGTCACACCACCTCACGAACCGTAGGAGACCCCCATGAGCGACATTTCTTTCAACGTGGCCAAGGGCCGCGCGGTCGAGCTCGTGAACCGGGTCAAGGTCGGTGACCCGTCCACGTCGCGCCTGTTCGCGATCCCCGTGGACCGCGCCGCCGTCACCGATGCCACGTTGAAGGACTGCGACGACTTCGCCGCGGTCATCAGCGCTGGGGTGACGGAGCGGAACGCGTCGGGCTGGTCGCGGATCACCCTCGCTGCTGCGGACATCACCGCCGTGGCCCCTGATGACACGAACGACAGGCAGGCCGGCGACACCATCGACCTGGTGTGGGCTGGGCCGACCGCCGGCGCCGTCACCGACGTCGTGTACTGCTACGCCGCGGTGACGTCCCCCACGAACTCCCAGCTCGTCCCCCTGTCGATCCACGCGTTCGCGATCACACCGGATGGGTCGGCTGTGACCGCGACCGTGACCGACTTCTACCGGGCCACCTGATGGCTGACGTCTCGATCCCTCTGCCCGCGTCGAGCGGGAGCGCGGACGGTCGCACGGCACCGGATGGTGACATCCGCCAGGTGGTGTGCATCGGTTCCCCGACGACCGCTGACGTCGCCGGGGTCTCAGCTGCTGGCGCGCTGCTCGTCCAGGGTCACCAGGGTGCGCGCTCAACGATCAACGTCACCACGTCGTCATCGACGACGGGTGCGATCGACGCGACGCAATACAACGTCGCCACGATCACGATCCGTGGTACTCACGCCGGGATCAACCTGACGTGGGAGGTCAGCGACGACGGCGGCACGTCGTGGTTCGCTGTCCAGGCTCAGCGCGACGACACCGCCGCCGCCACCACGACGTCGGGTGTCATCACGTCGAACGCGTCGGTCTCGTGGACGATGACCGTCGCTGCGGCCACCCATATCCGGGTCCGCTCGACGGCTTACACCTCGGGCACGGGCGTGCTCGGCGTGACCCTGCAGTCGATGCCGTTCGAGACCATCGTGTCCGCGTTCGTCCAGGGCACCACGACCGTCGACACCGAGCTGCCCGCCGCCGCCGCGCTCACCGACACCCTCGCGAACCCGACGACGCCGCAGATCGCCTCCGACCAGCTGACCTTCAACGGGTCGACGTGGGAGCGCCAGCGGTCCGGGGCCTTCACCGCGAACGTCGACACCTCGAGCGCGCGCGTCGCGACCGGCAACGGCACCGCGGCCATCAACTACGCCGGCCACAAGAACCTGATCGTCTGGATCAACGTCACCGCCGTGACGGGCACGACCCCGACGTGTGTGTTCAAGCTGCAGTGGTCCCCCGACAACGGCACCACCTGGATCGACTGGGACGGCACGAACCTGGTCACCGCGTCGATCACCGGCACGGGAACGCACCAGCTGCGGGTCGGGATCAACGCGACCACGCAGGCACCCACGGGTGGGGTGTCCGGCAAGCAGGACTTCCTCCCCCGTCAGGTCCGGCTCGCCTGGACCATCGGCGGTTCGACGCCGTCGTTCACGTTCGCGTCCTGGTACACCCTCACGGGCTGAGGTAGGAGCGCGGCATGTCCCTGCTCCTGCTCCTAGCCCCACCACCGTCGGGCCTCCCGCCCGCCGACCCGGTCCGTGTCGGTGTGGCAACGCCGACAACGACGACGGGTGCCACGAACACCACGACGACGGGGAACCTCGCCTCGACCGCCGTCGGCGACCTGAACATCCTCGTGCTGAACGTGGTCCCCGCCGCGAACCTGACCGACCCCGGTGTGCCGACCATCGGCGGGGTGTCGATCGCCGCCGCCGGGTGGACCGACCTCACCCTCGGGTCGTGGGACTCCGGGTCGCCCGGCCCCCGCCTGACCGTCGTCGGCCGCGTGTACCAGTCCGGTGACCCCACGTCGATCACGTGGGGGTGGGCTTCCCCGGGTGACTCCTCCGCCGGTGGGATCGCCTACCAGGCGGGCACGTTCGACCCGGCCGACCCGATCACGAACGAGGCCATCCAGGTCCAGGCCTCCTCGAGCACGAACTTCCCGCTCCCGTCGATGACGACGACCACCCGCGGAACCCCCGTCGAGATCGCGTCGAACCGCACGAGCGGCACGTGGACGATGCCGCACACCACCCTGACGTCGGCATACGCCCCGAGCTCCGCGAACTTCGCGATCAGTGACGCAGGCCCGCAGGCCGCGGGCACGTTCACCCCCACCGCGACGTTCTCCGCGGCGACGTCGGTCGGGAACACCGCGCAGCTGCTCGTCAACGCGTTCCCTGGGTCATCCGGCCTGACCGCCGCGTTGGCCCCGGTCGCCGAGGTCGACACCGCGATCGCGCTGGGGCGCACGAAGACCCGCCCGCTCACCCCGGCAGCGGGAACCGACACCGCGACCACCCTCACCCGGGGCAAGAACCGAACCCTGACCCCCGCCCCCGACACCGGTGCGGCGGTTCCGCTGCTGCGGGCCAAGACCCGCCCCCTCACCCCCACCGGCGACACCAGCACCACGGTCGCCCTGCTGCGGGCCAAGTCCCGGGTCCTCACCTCCGCGGGTGACACGGCCACCGCCGTCGCGGTATCTCGCGCGAAATCACGGGCGCTCACCCCGGCCGGTGACGTGGCCACCGCGGTCGCTCTCCTGCGGGTCATCGTCGAGACCGGGACTAGGCCCAACCTGGGGACCACTGGCCGCCCCTCGAGTGGAACCACCACTCGACCCACTGGCATCACCACTCGCCCCGACGCCGGCGTCACGCTCCGCCCGGACACGGGCACCACCATCAGATGAGGAGGCACCGTGGCTGACCTGTTCACGCTCCCCGAGCTCGCCTCTTTCGTCCAGTCCGACCTCGACACCGCGACAGCCACCCTGGCGCGCGAGCTCGCGACCGCGAAGGTCCGCACCGCCGCCCCCCGCGCGTTCATCGAGGCGGGAGCGCACACCGTCGTGCGGACCATCGTCGGCGGGGTCGTCACCCTGCCCCGGCCCGTCACCTCCGTCACCTCCGTCACCATCGACGGGGACCTCATCGACGCGGACTCCTACGACTTCGACGGCGTCGACACGATCAGTGGCCTCGGGGCGTGGGACGGCCCGGCCACCGTCGTCTACATCGGCGGGTACGCCACCGCACCGACGGACGTGAAGGCAGTCGCGCTCGCCGTCGCCGGCCGCATAGTCGACAACCCCTCAGGGCTGCGGTCGGAGACGATCGGCGCGTACTCCGCCACCCGGGCCGGTGAGGATGTCGACATCGCCGGGACGGAACTGCTCGCCTCCGAGGTTCGCTCGCTGCGCCCGTGGCGTCGCGGCGCTGGCACTCTGAGGCTGCGATGATCCCCGGCCGCCTGCTGAACCGGTCCCTGTCGTGGATCCAGCCGGCCGTGGCCATTGACCCCTACGGCGACGAGACGACGTCGTTCGCCGAGGGCGTGGCCACGGTCACAGAGATCCGCGGCCGCATCGACCAAGCTGCCGCCCGGGAGTCCGTCAACGAGTCCCGCGACCTGGCCCTCTCGGACCTTGTCCTCTACACGAACACGCTGGGCATCAAAGCCGAGGACGTCATCGTCGATGGCACCACGCGCTACTCGGTGCTCGGGGTGCCGTTCACTGTCGACACCCCGCTCGGGTCGCACCACCTCGAGGTGCGACTGCGGCTCGCTGACTTCACTGTGAACGGCGTCAGCGCATGACCGACGTCAAGGTGGTGTGGACCCCCGGAGCACTCAAGGCCTTCCGCAACTCCCCCGAGGTCGCCGCGATGATCGACCGGGTCGCCGACGCCGTCGCCTCCGCCGGCCAGAGCATCGCCGGGGACGCCGAGGTCGGTGCGGGGAAGGGGTCGGTGCGCGTCCCGATCGAGATGCGCCGCACCTCCTACGACACCGGGCGCGGCCTCAACGACCCCCCGGCGAACCGCTCCCGTGCCCGCTCCGCGATCCTCGTGTCCCACCCGACCGACACCGGACGTGAGCGTGGCCGCCGCGCGCTGCTCGCAGCCCTCGACGCGGGACGGGGTGCGGTATGAGCGCAACCCCGCCCCTGATGTGGCCCGACGCTGAGCTCCTCGTCATCGACTACCTCCGCGCCGGCCTCGCCCTGGTCGACACCGTGGACTACCCCGCCGCCGACGGCATCGCCATCGGGGTGAAGGTGCCCGAGGGTCGCCCGGTCCCGTTCGTCCGCGTGAACCGGGTCGGCGGCGTGCGCGCCGGGGTGTTCGACCAGCCCCGGATCCTGCTCGAGTCGTGGGCCGCGCACTCGCACTCCGCGGCCGCGAACCTCGACCTGATCCGCGACCTGATGTGGCAGCTGACCGGTGAACGCTCCGGGTACTCGGTGTCCAACGTCGTCGAGGTCGGAGGCCCCGCGAACATCGCGGACCCCGACACCGGATCCCCGCGCTACCTGATGACCTTCGGGTTCACCGTCCGCGCGAACCCGCGCCCCTAGCCCCACCCCGCTGACCCCGCCGCCGAGCGCGTCGGGGCCGCACCCATGCCCCGCGCACCCACCGCCGAGCCTCGGCACCCAACCCCACCGATCGGAGCACCCCCATGGGAGACGTGACCAAGGTCAACGTCGGTGCGAACGGTGTCGCCTACGTCGGCGCCATCGGTTCGACCGCCCCCACCACCGCCACCGCAGCCCCCGCAGCGGCGTTCAAGAACCTCGGCTTCTGCAACGAGGACGGCCTCGTCGAGTCCTCGAACATCTCCAAGAAGGAGATCAAGGCGTGGGACGGCACCGTCGTCCGCACCGTCATCGACGGGACCGAGAAGACGTTCAAGCTCACGTTCCTCGAGACCAACGGCAACGTTCTCGGCCTCTACAAGGGCGCGAACACCACGATCGCGTACTCCTCGCCGACGACCACCATCACCAACAAGGTGCCCGGCCAGGACCTCCGCGCGTTCATCGTCGACGTCATCGACGGCGCCGTCACCCGCCGGTTCTACATCCCGAGCGGTGAGGTCACCGACCGCGACGACGTCACCTACGCCACCAGCGGTGCGGCGCAGTACGGCGTGACCATCACGGCCTACCCGGACGCGACGGGCACGACGTCCTACGAGTTCATCAACGCCGACCGCACCCCGGTCTGATCCCAGACCCCCGAAGACGGGGTGGCGGCTCGCTCTGCGCGGGTCAGAGCCGCCACCCCTTCAACCCGCGCCGACCCGCGCACCCCCGAAGGAGACCCGTGCGCATGGCGAAGAACCCCAGCCCCGCATTCGTCGAGGCGAAGAACGAGACCACCGCACCGGCCACCCGCATCGCGAAGTGGCGCGACCTCGAGCTCACCGTCCCCCCGGTCGCCGAGTGGGACCTCGACGTCCTCGAGGCGCTCGAGGACGACAACTGGATCATCGCGCTCCGTGCGCTCCTCGGCCCCGAGCAGTGGGCCACCGTTCACGCCAGCCAGCCGAAGGCGATCCACGCCGACCTGATGGCGCTGCTCGAGGCGGTCGGCTCGGCCACGGCCGGTGCGAGCCTGGGGGAATCGGGAGCCTCCTCCGACTCCTGAGTGAGCGGTGGGAGGCCCTCGAGGCTGACTTCCAGCGGTACTACCGCATCGACCTGTGCGACTACCACCGCGGCACCCTGACCCTGCGCCGCATCCTCACCCTCGTCCGCGGCCTCCCCCCACGGGAGACCGCGCTGGCCCGGGCGGAGAACGACGCCGACACCCTCGCCTGGGGCGTCCCCGAGCACCTCGCCGCGCTCAATGGCGACCTGCTCGCGCTCGCGAACTGGCAGCGCGCCGGCGGCAAGGGCAACCCACCCGACCCGATCCCCCGCCCGGGGATCGGCGGTGAGCGTGGCCCGCTCGACGACGAGCAGCAGCGCCGACTGCTCGCCCTGCGCAACCTGCGCCCTGACGACGACGAGGAGGTCTGACCGTGGCTACGTCCATCGCCACCGCCTACGTCGACATCATGCCCTCCACCCGGGGGTTGCGCGCCGCGCTCGAGAAGGACCTCGCCCCCGCGGCGAAGTCGGCGGGAACCTCCGCCGGCCGCGTCCTCGGTGACGCCGTCGCCGACGAGACCCAGCGCATCGCCACGCCGCGACTCAACAAGGTCATGGCCGACGTCGCCACGAAGGGCAAGGCCGGGTTCCGCGACAAGATCCGCGGCATCGGCGCTTCCCTGGTCGACGAGTTCAAGGCCACCGGCGGCATCAGGCAGACCCTCACGGTGCTCGGCCGCGACCTCGACGTGTCCGGGTCGAAGCTGCGCGGGTTCGCGTCGAACTTCCGCACCGTCGCGACCTCATCCTCGGGCCTGTCCGCTGGCCTCGGCGGCGTGTCCTCGCTGCTCGGTGGCCCATGGGGGCTCGCGATCGCGGGCGCCGGGCTGGCCGTCAACGGGTTCATCCAGGCTCAGGCCAACGCGAAGGCCGCCATCGACGAGCTCACCGCATCCGTCGACGCGCAGACCGGCGCCTTCACGCTGAAGTCGATCCAGTCGATCACCGCGCAGATCGTCAAGGACCTCGACAAGCCCGGCGACCTCGGCCTCCTGAAGAGCCTGGGCGTCAACCTCAAGGACGCCACCACCGCCCTGTTCCAGGGCGGCACCGCACGGGACTCCTACACCGCGAAGCTGCGCGCGCAGTACGATGCGAGCCAGGGCCAGTCGACCGCGAGCCTGCGCCAGCGCGCTGCGCTCAAGGGCCTCATCAACTCCCTGGAGAACCAGGACGAGGTCCTCGGTTCCACCCGCACGCAGCTCGGCCTCAACAAGGAGGCCACCGACGCCGCCGCCGGCGCTGCCCGTGCGCTCGGCATCGACACCAGCGACGCCGCGTCGAAGGCCCGCGACCTCGGCAACGCCGTGCGCGGCATCCCGACCGGGTGGTCGGTCGTCGTCACCACGAACCTCGCCGAGGTCGTCAACCTCGCCGTCGCAGCAGCGAGGGCCCTCGCAGCCGTCGCGGGCGCCGGCGCGCAGTACTCCGCGGGTTCGGCGCTCAACAACTACGCCGCCGGGATCCGCTCCGGCGACATCGCTGACCCGATCGCCGCCGCCCAGGCGAAGGCCGCGAAGGCGGCGAAGGAAGCAGCCCGCAAGGCAGCCGCCGCCGCACGATCCGCCCGCAGCGGTTCACGCAGCGGCGGTGGGGGAGGCTCCCGCACCGCGGCGGCCAACCCGCTCATCGCCGCGCGCTCCGCCCTCGCGGCGTCCGTGGCCGGCTCCTTCGCCCAGGACCTCATCAAGAACGACGCCGCCGGGATCGCGCGGGCGACCAAGGCCGAGATCGGGCTGGTCCGCAAGGCCCTCACCGGCAAGGCCGAGTCGTCTCTGGTGGCCCTGCTCAAGCGGGACAACGTCCGACTCCTGGCGCTCACGACCGCGCGGAAGGGCATCGCCGCCCGGCTCGCCACCGCCGAGTCCGACCTGTCGAACATGCGTCAGGCGAAGGCGTCCACGATCGAGTCGGTCACCTCTTCAGCCATGGGCGACCTGACCGACGCGCGCTCCGCGTCGGGCATCAAGCGCATCCTGACCAAGCAGCTCGCCAACGTGAAGACGTTCCGGTCGAACCTCGCGACCCTCGTCAAGCGCGGCCTGCCCACGGTGTTCCTCGACCAGCTCATCCGCGCCGGCCTCGACGGGGCAGCCACCGCCGCCGCGCTGGTCCGGTCGAACGACTCCGACTTCTCGACCATCAAGAGCCTCACCAACGAACTGGCGGGCGAGTCGAAGAAGCTCGGCGTCGAGTCGGGGAGCATCCTCTACGACACCGGCATCCAGACCATGCAGGGCCTCATCGCGGGTCTGAAGTCGCAGGACAAGGCGCTCGAGGCGCAGATGCTCACCATCGCGAAGTCGATGCAGGCAGCGATCCGCAAGGCGCTCGGGATCAAGTCCCCGTCGAAGGTGTTCGAGGGCCTCGGCATGTACGTCGGCGCCGGGTTCGCCCAGGGCGTCGACAAGTCCTCGTCGACCGTGAACCGCTCCGTGGCCGGCATGGTCAACATCCCCCGCGCCACCGCCTACGCGCCCGCGTTCAACCGGTCCGGCGCCAACGTGCCCGTCGTCGGCTCCATCAACGTGCACGCCGCAGCGAACGTCAGCGAGACCGCGGCGGCCGTCGCCGGTGAGCTCATGTGGAGGGCTAGGCGATGACGCCACTGGGTGGACCGCTGTGGGAGCTCGGCGAGTGGACCGGCAACGCGGTCGACGACCTCGGTGTCGAGTGGTGGGTCGAGTCCGAGGACGGGTGGTCCTCGTCCCCGGCGATCCGCGCCGACTCCGGTGACCTCCCCGGCGGTGACGGTGCGTTCGACTCCAACCCGCTCTACAGCGGGCGGGTCATCACCCTCGCCGGCAGCGCCATCGCCCCGTCCTCGGAACTCGCGAACGCGGCCCGTCTGCGGTTCTCCTCCCTGCTCGAGGCGAACCGCGGTGGGGTGCTCCGCGTCACCGAGGACGGCCTCGCGCTGTCCGCCGTCGTGCGCCCCTCCGGTGCCGTCAAGGTCGAGCGCACCGGCGGTTACGCGTTCGCGTGGCAGCTGATCCTCGTGGCCGCGGACCCGCGCAAGTACGGCGACGCGATCGAGACCTCGACGGGCATGGCCGGGTCGACCGGCGGGCTCGTGTTCCCCGTGGTGTTCCCCGCCGACTTCGGCGCATCAGCAGGCGGCTCGGTGTCCCTGGTCAACCACGGCACCGTGAAGTCGTGGCCGGTGATCCGCATCACCGGGCCCGTGGTCAACCCGCGCGTGCAGAACCCGTCCACCGGCGACGAGCTCGTCCTGGCGATGACGATCGACGCGGGCGAGTACGTCGACATCGACACCTCAGCGCGCACGGTCCTGCTGCAGGGCACCGCGTCACGTCGTGCCCGTGTCTCCACGTCGGGTGAGTGGCTGCCCATCGCCCCCGGCGGGACCTCGTTCTCGTTCGGCGCCGACTTCTACTCCCTCAGCGCGTCCCTGACCGTCTCAGCCCGTAGCGCCTGGATCTAGGAGCCCACGACATGCCCACACGCAACCCGCTCTGGCTGATGGACGGTGCGACCGGTCTGGTGTCCGCTGAGGACGCTCGCCTCGGTGAGGCCGCAGTGTGGGCACCCGGGTCCTCCGGTGTCCTCGCCCGCTCCGGTGTCGTCGCGACGACGGGGATCCCGCTGCGCGTCCACCAGACGGTGACCGCGTCCGGGTCGCTGCTCGTCGAGGCCGGCGCCTGCGTCATCCAGGGCACCTCCTCGGCCACCCAGGGCTCCTACACCGCCAGCCTGGACTCCCAGCTCACGGTGGCCTACCTCGCGTCCTACCCCGCCGACGCGCTGGCCCGCAAGGACCTCATCGTCGCCCGCATCAACGACAAGGCCTACGTCGGCTCCGCGGCCTCGTTCACGATCGAGGTGGTGAAGGGGACCGCGTCCGGTTCCCCGGTCGACCCCGCCGTCCCCGCCTCGTGCCTGGTGCTCGCCCGGATCAACCTCGCCGGGTCTGCGACCGCAGTCACCGACGCCGTGATCGACGACCTCCGCACCTACACGGTGACCCGCGGCGGCCTGCTCCCGGTCCTCGCGTCCGCGCGCCCCGGGGTGCCGTACCAGGGAATGGCGATCTACGAGACCGACACGCAGAAGTCGCTCGTGTGGAACGGCGTGGCCTGGGTGACCCCAGCGTCCGCGATCGTCGCCGGATCCGTCGCCTCCACCTCCGACCCGGCGGCGACGTCGGGCACCACCGTCAAGACCCTCGTCACCCTCAACGTCACCTGTGACGGGATCTCCCCGCTCGAGCTCGACTTCTCCTGGTACGGGATGGCGTTCACCGTCGCCGCCGACCGCTACGAGATCGCGATCAAGGTGGACGGCACCGCCGTGAACCGACGCGTCATCTACGCCGCTGACGCCACCTACGTGATGGAGGGCGGCAACCTGCGGGCCCTCACCACCCCCGCCGCGGGTGCCCGGGTCATCACCGCCACCATCGTCCGCGTCGCCGGCACCGGGACCGCGGACCTCGTGGCCGCCTCCGACGCGCCCCTCCTGCTCACGGCGAAGCAGTTCGTCTGATGCCACTGCCCGCGCTCCGACGACCCGCGCGGCACCCCCGCTACACCTACGTCACCGCCGACCTGCGCACCGGCGCGCTCATGGAGGAGATCGACCTCGGCGGGGTCACGTTCTCCCGCGGGCTGAACGAGGCCGGCGTCCTGTCCGGGTCGTTCGCCTACACCGCGCGCAGTGCCGCCCTGCTCCGGCCCGCGACCACGCCGGCCCGGACCGCGCTCTACGCGCTGCGTGACGGTCAGGCGGTGTGGGGCGGGATCGTCTGGACGCGCCGCGTGGACCACGGTTCGCGCATCGTCGAGCTCGGGTGCGCTGACTGGTGGTCCTACTTCGATCACCGGTTCATCACCACCACCACCGACTTCATCGACGTCGACCAGAACGACGTGGCCCGCGCGCTGGTCGCCACCGCGCAGGCTGCTGCCGGTGGGAACCTCGGCATCGAGGCCGTCGCGGGCACGTCGGGCAACCTGCTCGACATCACCTTCGACTGGTTCAACTACACCGGCATCGGTGAGGCGCTGCGCCAGCTCGCCGAGGGTGAGAACGGGTGCGACATCCGCTTCGACACCGTGGGGTCCATCGCCGACGGCTTCACCCGCCAGCTCGCGATCGGCACGCCCCGGCTCGGGCGCAGCGCGACGGAGTCCGGTCTCGTGCTCGACTACGGCGGCCAGGGCGCCACCCTCGAAGGGCTCGTCGAGTCCGAGGACGGCTCCACCGTGGAGTCCCTGCACCACGCACTCGGCCCCGGATCCGAGGAGGGCAAGCTTGTCGGGATCGCGACCCGCGCGGACGTCCTCGCGCTGGGGTGGCCGCTGCTCGAGGGCATCACCACGTACTCGGATGAGACGTTGGACTCCGACGAGGCGATCAACGCCCGCGCCCGCGCCGACCTCGACGCCCGCGCCGGGATCCGCACCCTGCCCACCGCCTCCGAGCGCGGCCTCGCGGTCGGTGAGATCGAGCCCGGCGACGAGGTCCTCCTCGAGGTCGAGTCCGACTGGTACAACGACTCCCCCGCCGAGGCGCTCACCGGCGTGTGGGCAGCCACCACCCGGGTGACCTCGTTCTCCGTCGCCGTCCCCGACGACGGCGGCCGTGAGGTCATCACACCGCTGTTCGGTGACCTCGTCGTCACCTCCCGCACCATCACCCGCGGGCGCCCATCCTCGACCGCTGAGGGCTTCTCCATGGACACCCCGGCCGAGCCGGGGGGCGGAGCGTTCGGTGACGGCCCCTACGGAGACGGCCCCTACGGTCCCTGATCCACTCCCGACCACCACGGAGCGCACCCATGGGCCAGTACGAGTCATCCGAACCGGCGCTGCTCGCCGAACTCGCGAAGCTCCGCCGCCGGATCGAGCAGCTCGAGCGCGCGGCACCCCTGCGCAACGCGACCATCTCCGACGGCGGCCAGCTGATCGTGAAGGGCGTCGACGGGAACACCCTGGTCCTGATGGGCCGCTCTGACGTCGAGTCCTACAAGGCGCCCGACGGTCACAAGCAGATGGTGTTCATGGTGTCGCGGGAGAACGGTGAGCCCGCGTTCGCCATGTTCGACCCGCTGCCCGCGGTCGACGGGTTCCACCAGTACTGGGCGCTCTACGACCGCCTCGGGAACGTGGTCGTGGGGGATGACACCACGTCGGGGCAGGGGCTCGCGCGCCCGTACCTGCCGATCCCGTTCTACGACTGGATCGACGTTCCATCTCAGACGACGACGTCGGGGTCGTGGACGACGTTGCAGCGCGCAGCGGCGTGGCCGAAGCAGCACCCCCGGATCCAGGTCGGCCTGGTCGCGCAGACCGGTGGCGGCACGACCGGTGAGGTGCGGCTCTGGGATGCGACGAACGGTGTCCAGCTCGGCTCGACGATCACGCTCGCAGCCGCGGAGTACTCCGCGCACAACATCGGACCAGTGACCGTTGGGGGAACCCACATGCAGACGATCGACATCGACATCCAGGCCCGGCGGTTGACGGGTGCGTCGACGATCGGTGCCCGGGTCACGACCGCGTTCGGGGTCCAGTCGTGACACCGGCAGCAGACTCCGCGTTGCTCAACCAGATCCTGAACACCCTGACGAGCCTGGGGGAGCGTCTCGCCGTGGTTGAGGCCGACCTCAAGACCGTCATCCGCGACCACACGAAGGACCTCGACGACCACGAGACCCGGCTGCGCCTGCTTGAGGCGGCCGGCCGTGAGCTCGTCACCCACGGCGACATCACCGACATGGAGACGCGCCGCGCGGCCGAGGTCGACGCCGCGCTCACCATCGCGAACCGCCGTGCGAACCTCCGCCTCGGAGCCCTCGGGCTGATCGTCGCCGTCGTCAACATCGCCGTCGCGCTCTGGCGCTGACCGAAGGGACTTCATCGTGGGGATCATCCTCGACCTGCCCACCCCAGGGTTCGACGACAACGTGTGGGGCACCAAGGTCAACGGGGCGCTGTCCGACCTGGCCGAGGCCGTGGACGCGACCGCCGCTGCCGTGGTCCCCTCCACGTCGGGCGTTCCCGTCGACTACGTCCTGACCGTGACCACTCCCGGGTCGCCGCCCGAGTTCGCGCCACCGCCCTCAGCCCCACCGTCCGTCGTCGTCACCCACGCCGACCTTCCCTCCGGGCTCGTCCTGCGCGTCCTCGAGGCCAACGGAACCTACGTGCCGCAGTCGGCGCGCAACGACCTCCCCCGCGAGTTCGTCGGCACCAGCGACCCCGCTGCCGTGTCCCGCGAGGGTGACACCTGGTTCGCCCCGTCGTGACCCGCCTGCGCGCGAGGGTGAAGGGGCAGTGGCGCCGCAAGGGCGACGTCGTCATCCCCATCGACCCGAACCCGGACCCCTACTGGTCCGACGAGTTCACCGCCCCCATCTCCCCGGCGAAGTGGACGCAGTACTCCACCGCCAACGGCAACGACACCTACGGGTCCGGCGGCGCCGAGCACCAGCGCTACCGCACCCAGAACAACGACGTGTCCAACGGCACACTGAAGATCACCGCCGTACAGGAGACCACCACCGGTGGCGGGTCCGCGGTCACCTTCGGGCCCTACGCCGCACCCCTGACCGGGATCCCCGCCGGGCAGCGCACCTGGACGTCGGGGTTCCTGTCCACCCGTGAGTCCGGGGTGTACTTCCCGCTGTTCTCCAAGTTCGAGATGCGCTGCCGGCTCCCCCACGGCCAGGGGCTGCTGCCCGCGTTCTGGCTGCGCCGTAAGGACGGCGGCGCCGGCTGGGCCGAGGTCGACATCATGGAGTACTTCTACTCCTACCGCCCCGGCCAGGGCCGGTTCACGCTCCACTTCCCGAACAGCATCGGCGCGAACGCCTACACCCGCCAGGTCGCGTTCGAGACGGCGGCGCTGGGCACCGGTGGGTGGCACGTCTGGGACGTCACCATCACCCCCGCCGGGGAGAACGTGGACCCGCTGCTGGACCCGATCTGGTTCCGTGCCCACTGCGACGGTGTCGAGTTCGCCGCCTACAAGGTCGTGAACGTGACCACGATCCGCGACCTCCACATGATCGACCGGTCCACCGGGCTGAAGATCGACCCGGCGAACCCGCGCC